GAAGCTGTCCGAAGTCGGCAAAGTCGAAAAAACGATCTACGACGTCGTGCAGGAAGTGACGTTCTACGACGTGATGGCCATCGTCGAAGAAGTACTGGCCGCCATCTTCCTGCCATTCGCTTATGCGATTCCGCTCGTAGAGGGAGTGGTCAACGGTGCCCTGTTCTTCGGCGCCGGCAACAACGCACCCCATTACCTCTACACCCCCGATGCCGCCATCAAGCATCTGCAGCAGCGCCTCACCACTGTCCTCGCCGCCTGAAAGGAAACCCCCATGCTGTCCAACTCTGCCGCCGTCCGTGATGCAATCTGGCGGGCCGCACGCACCTTCGCCCAAACCGCACTGTCGGTGCTGGGCACCAGCCAGCTCGACCTGTTCCACGCCAACCTCACCGGCGTGCTGTCAGTAGCATCCGGCTCTGCGCTGCTGAGCCTGCTGATGAGCATCGACCGCGGCACCGCCGTCAACGCCATCACCGCCCCCGCCGCCCCGGCCGCGTTGATCGATCTGCCCGCCGCAGGCTGCGGCACCAACCTGCGAGGCTAAATGTCCACGTTCGGCAGCGACGCCGCCGAGCGCGCCGTCAAATCCACACTCGCCGGCGGTTTCTCCTTCGCGTTCTCCGACACCGTCAGCCACTGGCATTCCCTGCACCTCGAGGAACAGGCCATCCTCTGGGCTGTTGGCTGCACCGCATTCTCGCTGCTCATGTCGTGGGCATCGCGACGTTTCGGCACACCCGGCACCGCATCACTGACACGAAAGGTCCACTATGACGACTAACGCAAGCCCGACACGGTAAACGGCCATGCAATTGAGCCCCCACGACGGCGTCATCGGCATCGTCGAAGTCCTGCTCTACGTCCTCGGGTCCGGTGGCGCCGCCCTGGCCGCCGCGTTCATCACCGCCCGCCATGCCCGTAACGCCGGCCAACCCGTCCGCGACCAAGTCGCCGAACTCGTCGCCTCGGTCAGCAACGGCCATTCCAAAGACCAGCCGCTGCGCACCGACATCGACAAAATCCTGGCGTCGGTGCATTCCATCCGCAGCGCACAAATCGAGATCCGCACCGATCTGCAAGACCTGCGAGAGGAATTGCGCATCGAACGCGACGAACTGGCCGAGCTGCAGCACAAAGTAGCCGATTTGGCGCCCCGTCGCCGCAGACGAGACGCCATCTAAAACACATATCACCGTCGACAGGAATGTTTCTATGACTCTCGCTGCACGGTTAGCATCAGTTCAACCCCACAGATCGAATATCGGATGCCGCACCTGCATGTGGCTGGAAACGTTGTCCAAATCCGACCGTCAAGCCTGGATCGACTGGCTGGCCGAAGGTAAGTCCGCGCAACAACTATGGGAAGTAGCCACCCAGGAAGGGCTGCAAATCTCATTGACCGGGTTTCGCCACCACATGAGGCATGAGACCGCGCAGTGAGCCTCGAAGATCGGCTTGAGGAACTGCGGTCCTACCCGCAAGCCGACGAAGTGCAGTACACCCCCAAAACCGAATTCGACGGCGGCAACGGGTTCATTCAGACCGGGCCACTGAAATCTCAACCCGACGACTACCAGGCCATCCTCCGGGAGTTCGGCTACGACCCGGACAAAGTTCGCATCGTCGGGCATCCCCGGGTTTCCCGCTGGCAACAACGCGCGCGGATACGGGGCACCAACACCTACGAAACAACATGGCTGCAGGCTTACAAGTTTCAGATCGCCGCGGTCGGCGCAGCCATCTCCACCGCAGACTTGGACGGCATCGCCAAACGCGCCAAAAAGACCCCCAAACCCGGCGCAGGGCCGCATTGGCTGGTGTTCCAGGCCGGTGACCTTCAGATCGGTAAAAAAGCCTCGGGCGGGGCTACAGAGCAGATCGTGGAACGCTATTTCGAATCCGTCGAGGCCGCCGTCGGCGAATTCAAATCGCTGAAACGCCACGGCATCGAAGGCATCCAAATATCCATGCCCGGTGACTGCATCGAAGGCAACCAATCCCAAGCATCCAAGAACCTGTGGTTGACGCAAGAAACGATCACCGAGCAGACCCGCATCCTGCGCCGGCTGATGATGCACACCGTGGAACGCTTCGCCCCATTGGTGGATCAGATCTACCTCGATGTCGTCAACGGCAACCACGACGAAGCGCAACGGGTGCAAAACACCTACCCCGGTGACGGGTGGGCGACCGAAGCGGCCACCGCCGTCGCCGACGCCCTGACCCTGAACTCGGCCTCGTTTGGTCATGTGACGGTTCGCGTGCCCGATAAGTGGTCCGGGTCGATGACGGTACCCGTCGGCGACACCGTCGTCACCGTCATCCACGGCCACCAGTACCGGCCGGGTCAAGCATTCAAATGGTGGTCCGATCAAGCCCTGCACAACCAGCCCGCCGGCGCAGCCCAGATCCTGCAATCCGGGCACTACCACTCGTGGCAGGTGGAAACCACCGAACACCGCACCCGCATCCAATGCTCAACGTTCGACTGCGGGTCGGACTGGTATCGCGAGAAAGCCGGGGCAACCAACCGCCGCGGCGCCCTTGTTTACCTACTTAACGCTGGCGAGGTCACTCGAATGAGTTTGTTGTGAAACGCGGCGACTACGCCTGGCTGACAATCTTGGCCAGCGTCGTGACATACGAGGCTTACGCCGCGCTGTCGTCTGCCGAATTTCTATCCGAAGCGTGCGACCGGTACCGCCGCAACCATCCCGCCGTCACCTACACCGTCATCGGCTATCTCGCCGGCCACCTGGCCCGCATTTGGCCATCCCGAATCGACCCACTGCACAGGCTGGCGACATGGCGATAAACCCGTTCGACAAACTCCGCAAAGCAATCCAAGACATCCTCGACGCCAGCGACTCCGAAGGCTGGGAATTAGCCCACTACGTCGTGGTCGTCGGCATCGAACGGCTCACCAGCGACGGCAAAGTTCAAACGGCGGTGTGGGCCGCCCAACCGGGCGATCAAGCCGACTACATCACCGACGGATTGTTGGCTTCCGCCGAAGACATCAGGGCCAGCGCCGACGTTGAAGACGACTAGGGGCTGAGACAGGTTCTACACGCCGCCGAAAACCCACAGTGGTACCGGCGTGGACGCGGGTTCGAATCCCGCCAGCTCCACCACTAAACACCCTCTCCTGGGTATCAGGGGAGGGTGTTTTTCGCTATCTAGGAGTGTGGACCAGGGCCACACCCAAATGCATTTCCGCTGGTCGCGAGTGGCCTCGACTGGTAGATACGTTTTGGCATAATTACTGCTCACGGTAGGTTTTTGCCCTAATAATGAAGGGTTCGAATCCCCTTAGCTCCACCCATGTGACCTGCGAAAACGGGACTTTTTAAAGGTCCCGTCCACACCACCTGTCCACACGTGCGTCTATATTGACTGACATGGGGGACATATACGACGTGAACAACATTCTCAACAGCAGCTTCATCCGGTCGTTCAAACGGCGTTCCGTCAAAGATTCTTTCGGCTGTTTGGAGTGGACCGGCAGGCGATCAGTCCACGGATACGGCGCTGTCAGTCTCGACAAAGTCACCTTGGTTGCTCACCGTGTGGCTTGGATCATCAATCACCGGCAACCGATTCCGGATGGCCTGGTGATTGATCATCTGTGCTGTAACACCATCTGCGTTAATCCCCGACACCTTGAAGCCGTAACACCGATGGAGAACGGCAACCGCGTTCACTCACATCCACCAGGCTGGTTGCCCATCGACGAGATACCCGGCCGCCGGCGATATCAGACCAAACAAGAGCGGCTGGAACTTCAAAGACAAGATCATCGAAAACGTGCAACCGAACTGCCTCAATTGCCAGTTGCCGCCACAATGCGGCCACGCAACGGAAAGTTCCAGGTCCGATGGAGACAATTGCGCGACGGTGTGATTTCGCAACGTTCTCGTAGTTTCGACAGTCAGGCCGATGCCCAAGAATTCATTGATTTCCTGAAGAGCCAACGATGAGCGTCAGATTTCGCCACCGCACCGACGGATCGGTCTACACCCAGGTCAGATTTCGGATGAATGGAAAACAGACCTCGGTTTCCTTCAACGATCACGCCGAAGCCGTCCAGTTCGACGAGCTGCTGACCAAAGTCGGCCCCGAGAAAGCCTTGGAGATCACCCGCATCGTGATCCACAACGAACGCGGTCTCACGATGACCCAGTGGCTCAATCAGTACATCGACAACCTGACGGGCATCGAGCCTGAGACCGCCAAGAAGTACCGCTCCTATGTGGCCAACGATCTCGGCGTCCTGGCCGACATCCCTCTGGTTGCGCTCACCCCCGACGACATGTCCGGGTGGGTCAATGGGATGCGTAACCGCAACGGCAGCATCCCCAGCGGCAAGACGGTGGCCAATAAACACGGATTCGTCGCGGGCGCATTGAACGCCGCGGTGCAGCGCGGGCACATCAAATTCAATCCGTGCGAGCATGTGCGGCTGCCCCGCTGGGACCGCGAGGAGATGGTGTTCCTTGAGCCGGCCGAGTACCACATTTTGCGCGATGCCACACCGCAGTATTGGCGTCCGCTGTTGGAGTTCCTGGTGTCTTCGGGTGCGCGATGGTCAGAGGCCACGGCGCTGCAACCCAAACACGTCGACCGCCGAGCCGGCACGGTCAGGATCGTCAAGGCGTGGAAGAAAGCCGCCGAGGGCGGTTACGCGTTGGGTGTTCCCAAGACGAAGATGTCGGTGCGGACGATCAACATGCCCGCTGATGTTCTTGATCAACTGGACTACAGCGGGCAGTGGTTGTTCACGAATTCGGGTAAGGGCCGCCACAACGAGGACGGTGTCGTCAGGATTCATTCGTTTGCCCCGAATGTGTGGCATCCGGCCGTCAATCGTGCGCGCGAGGCGGGGTTGACGAAACGCCCGCGGGTGCACGATTTGCGGCATACGTGCGCGTCATGGCTTATTCAGGCGGGCCGACCACTGCCTGCGATTCAGCAGCAGCTCGGCCACGAATCCATCATCACGACCGTGGGAACCTATGGACATTTGGATCGCGAGAGCGGTCAGGACAACGCCGATGTGTTAGCTGCAATGTTGAAACGTTATCCGCACTAGACATGTCGGTGATTTCTGCTAAGTTCGTCATCAGTTTTGTCGTGACAGGACATGTGTTTCCGGGTTCGGGCAGCCGCAGTTACGGGGTCTAGCTAAAGGTGGGGAAGTATCGTGTTAGAGCAGTTTCGAACGTTGCTTCGCCTCATCGACCCAGCTTCGCTGACCGTCGATGACCGCCGCGCCCTGGTAGACCTGATCGGCCGGTGTTTCGCCGTGAACGAAAACACCGGGGGGGGGGGGCAGCTCATGGCTCCGCTTAAACGGTTCGACGCCTGATTTCCGCTAACAACTCATCGGTGCTGTAATCGCTTATCGTGCCGCGTGTGTGAACCACTTTCGGGAATTCGTCAATGGTCAGATAGCCGGCCGCGATCAACGCATCGACCGGCGGCAACCCCAAACACCGGGCAAAAGTCACCACCGACTCCGCGCGGGGCACGTTCATGCCCCGCAGCCAACGACTGATCCCCGTCTTCTCCAAGCCCGTCTTGTCCGCGATCTGCTGCTGCGACATCCCCGCCGTAGCGCGTTGGACATATTCCGCCCACGTTTCCTGCGCCATGCGAAAAATCCTACGTCGGAAAACAAACTATCAGCCCAGCTCACAGGCAAAATCAAATTACATAATTGTAGTTATGCAGGTCAGCGGTGATGGCCGTTATCAAACTGTGACTTAAGTGGTGATTGCGTAGCACACGGTGATCGCATACATTACTCGTCATGCCCACCGACACCGACACCACTTCGGTAGCGACCAGCCGCACCTACTCGTTGTCTGAAGCCGCAGTCATCCTGTGCGGAGATGACGGCCCCGGCGCACAGAAATGGATCGCCCAACGCCTCAAGGGACACGCCAAACCCGCCCTGCCCGGATTCAAGGTGCAGCGCCGCTGGCGAATGACCCAAACCGACCTCGACGCCGCCATCGAGCTTCTGCGCCCGCAGAGCATCCCGACGATGACATCGCTGACGGTGCGCTCGCAACGCCGGCTGGCCGCATCGTGAACACACGCAGTATCGCCGCCGCGCTGCGCGACATGGATGCGGCCCTGGCCCACGCCGTCCGCTTGGAAGTCGAAGCCAAGCAGTGGCGCATCACAAGCGGCAGATGGCGCACCAAATACGAGAAAGCGTGCGAAGAGATCGCCGCCTTGACCAGCCAAATCAAACTTGCCAACGAAACCGCGTCGGAGTTGATGCGTTTGGTCGATGCCGTCCGCTCCGAGCGGGACACTTGGCGCGCGGCGGCCGACCGGTGAACGTGTTGTCGTTCGTGGCATTCCTGGCCGTAATGATCTGCCTCGGTGGGCTGTTCGTGTTTTACGCCGACCGCAAAATCCACGAACTTGACGCCGACATCGCCCGATTCCTGGTGTCCATTCCCATCGAGGAATGGCAGGAAGACGAATGGCCGCGGCGCCTCGCCGACTACGAAGCCGGCATCGAGGCGTTCGAGCCCGATGAACTGTGGGCCGCGACCCACCTCAAGCAGCCCGCCACCGCCAGGTGCATGGAGTCCGCGCAGGAGCAACCGCAGGACATACGCACACACCCCCCCACTGGCGGTGGCGGGCCTCAAATGTTCGACCCCCAATAAAAAGGTGCCCCCGCGCCGCTGCAACGGCCGGGGGCAGGACACCGGAAGGAAACCACACCAATGTCAATCAAATATGTTAGCGAACTGCCCGGCAGGTACGCGTTCATCGTGTCCAGTGCCAGGGAAAACACCCAGTCGGTGGAATCCCACCTCGACACCGGCGACTACATCACCCTGCACATCGGCCAGGTGCAGATCACGATGCCGCCGGCCAACTGGGTTGTCGTGCAGGAAACCATCGCCCAAAGCCTCAAAGCGTTGCCCGACGTGAGCGCACCCCCGAAGAACAAGTTCCGCATTGTTTTCGACGACGCCACCCGCGAAGCATCGGTGGTGTCGCTGTGAGAACACCCATGATCCGGGCCTACGCCCTCGGCATCATCACCGGGGCGTTTCTCACTGCCGGCACGATGATGCTGGCCGCCCCCGCGAAAGCCGACGGCCACCTGTCCACCGACGAACAGGTTTACGTCGAGGTATACGGCGGCGCGATCTGCAGCGTGTTATCCGATGCGCGCTACCACACCTTCGCCGGCGTCGTCGGTGTCACCGAAGCCGTCGCCCACGACGGATTCACCCTTGACAACGCCGTCGACATCGTCAACGCCGCCGTGGAAAACACCTGCCCCGCCAACTGGGGGCTGCTCCAAGCTGTGGGCAAAGCGGCCCGCGCAGCAAACGGCACAACCGCATGACCCGCGCCTACCGGTGGAACCCGGCAGACAAACACGGCAACCTGCCCCTGATCCGCTGCAAACCCACCAACGTCACCGACGACGACGTGCGTTTCAACTCCGATATGGCCTACATGCGTGACCTTCTCCACGAAATCCACATGCAGGCGCTGTCAGTGAAATGGGCACCCCGATTCCCCATCGAGATGTCCGACGAGCTGCGCCACGCCACCGAAGAACTCGACAAGATCGGTGCCCGCATCCGGGAGTTCAACCGTGACTGAAACCCCCATCGACACCTTGCTGCCCGCTTTAGTGCGCGCTAAAGAATTGTTCAAACGCAACCACGAATGGGATCTGCTACGGGCCCTGGCCGAAGCCACCACCACCGCCGCGTGCGGCATGCCCGGATACAAAGTGTTCCGCGACGCACGAGCCCAGGTGCAAATCCGCATCAAACAACCCCTACCGCAGTTTTGCCGGTCGACGCCGCGATCCGGTCAGGTCGCCGCCATCGACGGCACCATCCACGCTTTGAGAGGACGAGCATGACAACCCCGTTCATCGACTGGCTGCGCGTCGACATGGTGTGCAACGGCACCCCGCTGAAACTCACCCCCATCGAGAAACGCATGGTAGTTCGCCGCCTGGTCGACAAAATGCGCATCAACAACAAATCCATGTATGGCCGTTGCTTAACGTCCGACGAAGTCGCCCGCCGGCTCGGTGTCGAACCCCGCTCGGTGGAACGACTCAAAACCGAACTGGCCCCCGCCGACAAACGCACCTGCCCGATCTGCCGCGAACCCATGTGGGTCATTGGCTCCGAAGTCGAACCCCACCCCGACAGGTTATTCAACGAATGCCCCATGTCCTACAGCCAAACCCGCCGCGGCCTGGCCTCAATACGGCCCGACCTGTACGCGTGGGCGCAGGAGGTGTCGGCATGAACCGCATCCGCATCGGTTTAGCGCTGACCATGATTGTCGGCCTGCTTTACGCCGGCGCCGGATTGTTTAACTCGCTGTTCGACTTCGGATTGGGACTGATCATCGCTTCGGCCGCCGTGATCGGCTACGGCCTGT